CGATAATCATCATTCATCTTCTTTCTCCTCCCAGCCTACGCTGGGGTTATGTGTGCGGGTACGGTGGACAATCTCCACCAGTCAGGACACTCATGTTCGAGTGTCCTGTGAGCTGGAGACTAGCCTTGGAGGTGCGCAACCACGTTGCACCAGACTTCCATGTCTTCGCCCTGATAGGACATCGGGCGGTAGACAACCTGGATCGTCAGGTTGTCTAGAGAAGAATCCCCGACGGCCACTTGGCCGACGAGGACTCTGTTGTCATGTCCGTTGATCCCTTCGGACACGACACTCCAGCCAAGATCCACCTGGCTGGAGTTAACGGGGCTGGTCCCCGTCATGACGAAGACTTCCCTGTCTTCAGACTTTGGATGTCTTATTGCTTTCATCTTATTCCTCCTCCCAGCCATGCTGGGGTTGCGGCTAGAGCCAATCTCTAGCTTGTAATGACAGGATAGACTCATATTCTGAGGATGTCAAGAAAAAATTTATATTTATTTTTTTTATTGACACTCCCGAAAAAAACCTCTATATTTCACATAATTGCGAAACGTGCCTCTGGAAACAGGCGGCGCGTTTTTTTTTGACAACAATCGGAGATCATATGGTATGGGACTGTTTCTGGACGCGGAACGCGAAGCCGAACTGTTGCTGGCCCGCAAAGTGGGGCGATCAAACTCGTCCGCGAACCAGAAAAAAATGATCGAAAATTTCATGCGTCAGCGACTGCTCGGAAAAAAAGATGAGATCATCTCGCGGGCGTTTGAAGAGCACACGGGTGCTAATTATGACGCTGTGCTTCAGCAGCAGCAGCGCGTCCGCGAACAGCAACGTCGCGAACAGCAACGTCGCGAACAAGCTAGAGAGAACCGGTGGTCCGGTCCGGGGCTACCCTTGGCGCCGACTCGGATACATGACGTTTGGAAATACCAGGCGCAGAGAGTCCCGTACGAGGGCGTTCTGACGCAGATCCGCGGCGCGGTAGATGAAAAATTGGCAGAGCAGATCAACAGCCCGGAATTCCGCGACAGCGTGCAGAAAACTCAACGAAACCTGGGCGTGGGCGACATTCGCAAGCGAATGCAGGATCGGTTGCTCGGAGCCGGGTTCAATCCGGCCAGTTTGATGACGAGCACGAGCACGACACAGCCAGGCGACCGATTCAGCCGCGCCACGAACCGATTCAGCCAGAGCGCAAATCGATTTGACACAGCCGCACAGATGATGCGCAAGTAAATATACACTATCACCGACGACGGCATCATGCCTATTTGATGTAACAAACAAAATGACGACAGACCGCAAAACGCCCGTGTCATCAAAGACGCGACGGCAAACAAATAGAGAAATTCAGCAAGACGAGCTTCGCAAACGATTGCGCGCCGGGGGTCATATTCAGCATGCCATTGAATGTATTGGGAAAATGGAACGGGCCAGGAATGCTTTCTCGCTCGCGAAAGCAAAGGCTGTATTCGACTCTCAGATGAAGTTGTCGTGCAAGTATCTCCCAGATCTGAAGCAGACGGACATGAAGATCAGCGGCGACGCGGACAATCCACTGCGCGTCGAGCGCGTCGAGCGCGTCGTTATCACGCCAGTGGCTGCAAAAGTTGACAATTCTGCAGATACCGACGGCTGAAGTATATGTTCCGCTGCTAGATCCGGCGCGCTACAAAGGCGCACATGGCGGCCGTGGTTCCGGCAAATCCCATTTTTTCGCCGAGATGCTCGTAGACGACCATTTACGGAACCCCGGGCTGCGATCGGTCGGGATCCGCGAGGTGCAAAAATCGCTCAAAGAATCAGCGATGCGGCTGATCGCGGACAAAATCCTGGCTCTGGGCGTTGGCGATCATTTCGAGATACTTGCGGATCAGATTAAGGCCCCCGGCGATGGCCTGATCATATTCCAGGGCATGCAGGATCACACGGCCGAGACGATCAAATCGCTGGAAGGGTTTGGCCGGGCCTGGTGCGAGGAAGCGCAGACACTGACGCATCGATCATTGCAGCTGCTGAGACCGACTATCCGGCAGGACGCTTCGGAATTGTGGTTTTCGTGGAATCCGTGCCGCGAGCTCGATCCGGTGGACGAGCTGCTGCGAAAAAAGACCCCTTCTAATGCAGCGGTCGTGCAGGCCAATTGGCGGGATAACCCCTGGTTCCCGGCCGTTTTGGAGCAGGAACGACTGGATTGCCTGCGTGACGATCCGGACGACTACAACCACATATGGGAGGGGGAGTATGTCACGGTGGTGCGTGGTGCGTATTATGCGCAGCATCTCGCTGCAGCACGCAGAGAGAAACGAATCGGGCGGGTGCCGCGCGATCCGCTGCACATCGTCCGCCTGTACTGCGACATTGGCGGCACCGGCGCGAGATCCGATGCCTTCGCGATCTGGGCGATCCAGTTCATCCGGCACACTATCCGCGTGCTGGATTATTACGAGGCTGTCGGTCAGGACGTGGTCGAGCATCTGGATTGGCTACGGGAGCGAAAATACACGACAAAAAACGCTACGATCATACTACCGCATGACGGCGTGACTCAGGATCGGGTGTTTTCTAGCAGCTACGAGGGCGCGTTCCGGAGCGCCGGCTATGCGGTGCGCTCTCAGAAAAACCTGGGCGCAGGTGCTGCAAAGGCACGCATTGTTGCGTTGCGGAAAATATTCAGCAAGATCTGGTTCAATGAAGCTACCACGCGCCCAGGGTTACAGGCGCTCGGCTGGTATCACGAAAAATGGGATGAACAGCGAGCAGTGGGACTCGGTCCAGAGCACGACTGGTCCAGTCATGCTGCCGATGCACTGGGACTGATGGCGACGGATTACGCAGAGCCCACGTCTACACGCGGGAAAACACAATTAGAACCAGAGGTTACCCCAGACTATTGAGGAATTGACATGGCAGAGCAAAACACACTAAACACATGGGTACAGCGCTACGATTGGAAGGCCGCAGTGGCCGAAGTCGAGGATCTGGAAGCGCCGCATATCGCGTATCGATTCAGCAAAAAGGACTACCTGGAAACGGACAGCGCCGGGGTGTATACCGACGATGAATGAACCGCTCGCGACGAGAAAACATTACGCCGGGGTCAATCTGAGCACGATGATGAGTGATCCTGATGTCCATGTGAGACTGTTGATCGAGGAGGCTAACGTCCGGACGATGGTCGACAATATACTGACAGCACTGCATCAGGCTTATCCGGCATATGTCGGGAAATGGCATATCGTCGTCAATGCGGCCCCGACTGGCGGTATAATCCAGGTCAGGAATACAGCGATATCCATGCGATACGGATTCCAGGCGCCGATCACAATGGTGGATCCGGAGATGAAGAACATAAAAATGATGGCCGGAGAACTGTTCGAGCGGTATCGTTTGCGCCGCGGCGTCGGGCATCGAAAAGCCGATCAAGATCTCAGCGATCTGGCTGCTCGGCGCAACCGCGCTACCGGCGAGGCCGAGCCGGACCAATGAGCCGGACCGGATTGCTGGAGGCCGGCAGGACGCCGAACCAACACCTGAACGATCAGGACATCCCGACATCGGCCGCCGGAAGTGCTCCGTCCACGTCGGATCCCCCCGGGGACGGGGCGACCGAGGAAGAGTTGGCACGAGCTCAGGAGCGGGATCAGTGGCTGCAGATGGCCAGGGACGCCTATCAGACGTCTGAGGATTATTTTGACGCCTCAATACGCGCCGGGATCGAACGCAACATTGCGCATTTTGCTGGTCGCCATGCGCCGGGATCTAAATATTACACCGACCTGTACAAATATCGCGCACGCGGGTTCCGCCCCAAGACACGATCCGTGGTGCGGCGAAACGAAGCGAAGGCGGCGATTGCGCTGTTTTCGACAGCCGAGGCAGTGAACGTCGAGGCTGAGAATGACTCGGATCCGGGACAAATCGTGTCGGCCGAGATCAACCAGGAAATCATATCGTATCGTCTGGATACCACGATCCCCTGGTACCAGATCGCGATCGGGGCGTATCAGGATACGCTCGTAACCGGGATCTGCATATCACACCAATATTGGGATTACGAGGAACAGGAGATTGAGGAGACGCTGCTGGATGAGCGCGGCGAAACGATCATCGATAACGATACCGGCCAGGCCGCTGTCGGTATACGCCGGGTTGTCGTCAAGGATACGCCCAAAATTGATCTACGGCCGATTGAGAACGTCGGGTTCAGCCCGGGCTCGGACTGGACTGATCCGATCAACACATCACCGTACATCGTGGACAGGATCCCGATGGAGATCGGAGAGGTCAAGGAGCGCATGGACGGCAACAACCGCAAATCGCGCATCCCCTGGTACCCTGCAGACGACGGGCTGCTGAGACAGGGCCTCACCGAGCAATACGATCCGGTTCGCTCACAACGTGAGGGGCAGGACCGGACTGACAGCAAGGACCAGAGTCATCAGTTCACGGATTTCGATGAGGTGTGGGTGCATCGAAACATTATCCGCCGGCGCGGCGTGGATTACGTCTATTACACCCTGGGCGTGTACCACCTGCTCTCTGATCCGATCCCTCTGACCGAAGAGTATCCGCACCTGAAACCGGGGCAGCGCCCCTATGTGATGGGCGTCTCAAATATTGAGACGCACAAAACGTACCCGGAATCACTCGCCGGGCTGTCGTCGAGCCTGCAGCAGGAAGCCAACGACGTCAATAATCAGCGGCGGGACAACGTTCAGCTAGTGCTCAATCGTCGCTATTATGCGCGGCGCGGCGCTCAGATCGATTACCGATCCCTGGTGAGGAATGTCCCGGGATCGGTCACGGAAATGGATGACGTCCAGAATGATATACGATCCGAGGCTCCTCCCGAGGTCACCGCCTCCAGTTATCAGGAGCAGGACCGGATCAATGTCGATTTCGACGAACTGACCGGCTCATTCTCCACGTCCAGCGTGAGCAGTAACCGTCAACTGAATGAGACCGTGGGCGGCATGGAATTGATGTCCGGTGACGCAAATGAAGTGACTGAATATCAATTACGGACGTTTGTGTCGACCTGGGTAAAGCCGGTCTTGATGCAGATCATTCAGTTGGAGCAGCGGTTCGAGACAGACGAGGCAATATTCCGACTGGCCGGCAACAAGATCCAGGCCTGGCAGAAATACGGCATCGACCAGATCACCGACCGCATGCTCCAGGGCAGCATGACGGTCAAAATCAACGTTGGATTCGGGTCTACCAATCCGGACCAGAGAATCAAGAAGATTGTTACCGGCGTAACCAGCGTTATCAACCTCGTCCCGAACATGCGCCAGCAACTGGACGGCGCCGAGGTGGCCAGGGAAATATTCGGCGCAATGGGATACGATTCTGCCGACCGGTTTTTCCCGCCAGTCGATCCGCAGAATCCGCCAGCACCGATGGAAGATCCGAAGGTGTCGGTCAAAAAGATGGAGATCCAGGCAGACCAGCAAAAAATGGCGGCACAACAGAAATTTGACATGGAAATGAAACGTCTGGATCAGCAATACCAGCAGGCGAATCAGCAAGCCGAGCGACGCATGAAGCTGGCGATGTCCAGGATTGACTGGGAAAAGATGATCATGACCCTGGCCAAAGACAAGGATCTGACTATCGAACAGATCAAGGCAAAGCTGGCAGAATCCGCTATGAGAGAGCGCAACCAGAATCAGCGCCTGGCAGTAGAGCGCGCACACGCGGCCACGATCGGTAAGGGGCGCGGACTTTGAGCGATTGGGACGAATGCGCCAGCGACGAGCAAAAAACGGTAATGCGCCGCGTCCAACTGGGGATCGAGGCCGAGGCGTTCAAGCGGACACCGCTAGGGCGGTATCTGCAGGATCGCGCAGATCACGAGCGTGATGCGCTGATTGTCAAGCTGATCGACGCCGATCCGGACGACGTGAAGACCAATACTGATGTACGTAATGCGTTGCATGTGGTGGATATGATTGAGGACTGGATTGATGAAGTGCTCAGTTCCGCCGTGGCAGCGCAACAGCAACTGAATGAGATGGAGGCCTCCGAGTCTCCAGACTGACCCGGCCCGCTTAAGCGGGCTTTTTAATGCCCATCAACAAGACGGCGAGGAATAACCAATGAACGACACGGTCGAAAACCGCAACGACGTAGAAGCAGAAGATACCAACCGGACAAAAGTGCCGATCCGGCACGAATCCGACGTGATAGAAAGCAAGGAGGCCGGCAATAACGCCAAAACCGCAACGGACGAGGACGATCGACCCAAAGATCCTCGGTCTGAAATCGCGGAAAAATTCGAGAGAACTCACCGTAACTTTAGCGCTGAGCAACCATCGGATCCGGATGCAGATGAGGGCGACGATGAGGCTGCCCCCGCTGAACCGGAAATGATCACCGTTAAGGTGAACGGCAAGGAACGCCAGGTTGACAAAGCCAAGGTGGATGCTGCTGGAGGCGTGGAAATCTACCAAAAGCAGCTTGCAGCCAATGAGGGCCTGCGCCAACTGTCAGAAGACCGGAAACTCCTGGATCAGGAGATCACCCGGATCCGACAGGAGCGTGAGGCTCTGGAGCAACAAATGGCCGAGCTATCCCGGCCCAAACCGGACGCAGAACGTGATCTACCAGAAATCGATGGCGATCAACTCCAGGCGCTGAAACAGAAGGCCAGTGGCTTTCGTGAAGCCCTGTTCGACGGCGATGAAGACAAGGCCGACGAGATACTGACCGAGCTATTGATCGAGGCGCAGAAAAATCCTGCTACCCCGAACGATGCAGAGTCCGTGGTCGAGTCTGCGGCGTCCAAAGCCGTACAGATGATTGAGCAAGATAACCACCGCAAGTCACTGATCAACGCATTTGAGGCGTTGCAATCCGACTACTCGGACATCGTTGATGATCCTCGGCTGTGGAATATGACGGACGCCGAAACCGTGTTAGTCAAGCGGGAACATCCGGAATGGACCCCCGACAAGATCATGCGCGAAGCCGGAGACCGGATCAGGCAATGGCGTGATACCAGGAGCGGCGAACAACCGCCTAAACCGGGTAATGGCACTACCATTGATGACAAGCGGCAGGAAAAACGCCAATTATCGACTCCAAGCGGCGGTTCGCGGCGAAGTCAGCCGAAACCGGCGCCGAAACCGGAAACCAACTCGGAATACATCCAGCGCCTGCGTCAACAACGCGGACTGGAATGACCGGTTGGGTTGATTCAATCATTTCATTTACGAGGTAAATCACTATGGCAGGTCAAGTTTGGGAAACCAACTCGGCTGGCGGGTTAACTACATAGGCTCGCCAGGATAATCAAAACTTCACTATATGCTGGAACCTCTCGTGAGGTCATAACTGCTACCAGGCAAAAATGTTATGAATAGAGAAAATCAGCAGAAAACCCCAACAGAATCAGAGATAGCCTGGCTTGCGGGAGTAATAGAATGCGATGGCAGCGTGATGTTAAGCGCTCATTGCAGGAAAGAATGCCCACAGGCAATGCCAAAAGTCGGTGTAGAAATCAAATTCTACAATACGGACGCAGGACTGATAGCAAAAGTGGTAGACATTCTGGAGCGTCTGGGTGTCGGGCACTATATTGTTAACCGTCCACAAAATCTCATGGAGATGAGCAACGGATCTGTATATGGCGCAAAAAAGGACATGCTCGCTGTAGTCGTGAAAAGACTGACGGCGGCGTATAAGCTATCAAAGATACTAGAGCCTTGGATGTTTGGCGAAAAGGGCCATCGTCTACGCTTGATGATTCAATTCCTTGCCAGAAGGCACAAAAAAACCGGGTTCTCAAATACCGGCAGCGCAAAGAGCGGGGAATACGACAGAGGAGATATAGAACTCATTCAACTGTTCTATAAGGACTTTGTGAAGAAACCAAGCGTAAACAAGGATCTTGTTGAGGGGCTTCTCAGAGACTATACGTGAAGCGCCGCAAGGCGAAGATAGAGTCCGAACTCGCAGGAGACTGCGAGAGGGGATGAAGTGAAGTAATCCCCCGCCCGGAAGGGTCAGTAGGCCGAGAGGCCGAAGTAACAGCATGATATGTATTCTGGCGAACTGAGCCAGACACTGCGTAATGCCCTGCAGCCCATGACGCGGTTTGTTCAGCATTGTGATGCTGACGATTTTACCGATAAGGGGTTGCATGTCGGAGACGAGTTCCAGTGGACCATCTACTCCGATGTCGGCACCCAGGGTGGCCGTCTCGAAGAGCGTCAACGTATGCCGGAAACGAGTTTTACCGTCACACAGGGCAGCGGCACTGTGTACGAATTCGGTAACTCGGTCCCGTACAGCGGCGCTCTTGACGACCGTTCCGCGCATCCGGTCAGGAAGATCATTCACAAGGCGTTGAAAAACGACAGCGTGAAGGCCTTCGAGTCCGAAGCGCACACACAGTTTGCGGCAACCAAGCTCACTGTGACGCCCGCCTCCGGCAACAGTGCGACGGCGATCACACTGGAAACCACAGGCACAGCGACCGCGACCAATGATTTGGCGATGAATAATACTCACGTCAAGCTGATCAGCGATCAAATGAAGGAGCGGAATATTCCGGTCTACGCCGACGGCAACTCCCGTTGCATCGGCCGGCCGACCACATTTCGCGCCTTCAAGGACGACCTGGAAGCCATTCATCAGTACCAGGATCCGGGTTTCAGTCTCATCCTGAACGGCGAAATCGGTCGTCACTATGAAGGTATGCGGTTTTTCGAGCAGACGGCGATTGCCAGCCAGGGCTGGACGAACGCAAAGTCTGATCAGGCATTCTTTTTTGGTGAAGACACTGTCGTCGAGGCGATTGTTTGTCCGCCCGAGATCCGCGGTAAACTCCCCGGTGACTACGGTCGAGACAAGGGCGTTGCCTGGTACGCGGAGGAGGGTTTTGCTCTCGTCCACACCACGGCATCGGAAGCACGAATCATCGAGTGGGCTTCGGCCGCTTAACTACAGGAGACGATAATATGAGTTATTCAAATCCAATGGTCGTCACCTACGTTCTGCCGGCAGTCGATTTCGGCGCGGGCACCACAGGTCACGCCATCAAGGCGCCGGCCGGTTACGAGAACGGGCGGCTCATCGATGTGGGCGTTGCAGTCACGGAAACATTCAACCAGGTTACCACCCCGGGCTATGTCCGGGTGGGTACCGCGGCTGATCCGGATGCGTATGCGGAACTCAATATGGGGGCCGCCGCTGCAACTAATTTTTACAATACGCAGGACGATACGGACGCGATCATCAATGCTGATGTGGACAACACTCAGTTGGAGGTCGCATGTGTTGCGCCGACGGGCGGCACGCCTGCCGGCATCGGCACAGTCCATGTCACGATTGCGTGGTTCTGACAGGAGGTGTGTTATGGGACCAGTGAGCAACAAGGGTAAAAAGGCAAAGTTATCATCCGACTCCGTCAAGGATCTGGGGCTGTCAGAACAGTCCAGGATCGAAGGCGGCTCAAAGATGATGTTGCGTTATGAAACCTCCGAGGCAACACAGCGCCCGGAGGGTCATGACAAAACGATTCACGACGAGCGCGGCACATTCAAGGACAAGTGCTGAGCCTTTATAGCCCGTAAACCACAGGGGCGGCTGATAGCCGCCCTTTTTTATTGGAGACGATAATATGAGACCAATGACAGAACAGCACGGCGGTGTGGAAACAAGTCAGGATTTCGGCGGCAAACCGAAATATTCCGGCGGCAGAGATTATTCCATCGGCGCTTACGGCAGGAACGGATTTTGCTGCGCACCCGATATCGACAGCGACTGGTCAGAAAAGGATGCCCGCGAAACCGGTCTGAACATGAGAAAACCGTTATGAGACTCGACAAAACAAAACCCTACGGCACTGTGTATGGCGCCACGGAAAACGGCGCACGGTACGTGCAAAACGGCGTGGAATTCGATGGAGAAGGGAAACCCTGTCACGATCAGCAAAGCGTTATTCAGGCCATTTCCGACCAAAAACAGCGAGAGGCGGAGCGGGCTATTCGCGAAGCCGAGGAAGCACTGGCAGCCGCCAAAGCCGCCGCCGGCGGCAAGGAGCATGCTGATCGCACCGGAAACCCCGACGATGTCGAGGAGATCGCCTACGAAGACATGAGCGCTGCCGATTTGAAGGTTCTGGTCAGAGATCTCGGCGGCTTGTACACGAACAAAGAGGATGCGGTTGCCTGGCTGGAACAGCAAGACTATCTGGAACCGGCTGAATAACGACCGGCGCCATGAATTTTTTGGCCATTTGTCAGCAGCTCGCCGACGAGGCGGACATTCCGCGTTCAGGGTTGACCGACGTGGAGAACGTTACCGGCGAGTTGTCTGATGTGGTTCGCTGGGCCAGGGACGCCTATACGGATATCCAGACCCAGCAGGACGGCAAATGGAAATTTTTGCACTCGGAATATGAGCGCCGGACCCGGGCCACAATGACTCTGGACGCGGGGGCCGCCGTGGATAACGGCGGCGGTACGGTGGATATTCCCATTACCGCCCATGGGTTTTTTGCGAACGATTATCTCACGCTGCGCGGGACCACGAATTACGACGGCACGTACTTAATTGCAGTTCCTGATGCAAACACTGTCAGGAT